ACCTTGGCGTCTGAGCGTGCGGCTGGCCGCAACCCGGATCGTGAAGTCATCCTCAAATTTCTCGTTGGCAATGACGTGTTGGAGCGTTCTGCGCGGGCGGTGCCGGCTCAGCGTAACGGGGCCGCCGCGCGCATTGCTCAGCAGCGGACGCAGCCGACCGGGGCTCGTTCCAACGTATCGCCGGGAGGGCGCAGGCCCGCGCCCGGCAGTCGAGAGGCCGATGAGGCGGCGCTCGCCGATGCTGCGGCCCGAGGACTCAATCTCTGGGATTTGTAGCGGGAGGCCGCCGCGCCCCCGCATAAGGGAGGCGTGAGGCATGGCCCAAGGTTCGACCCCAAATCAAAGCAATCAGTATGCCGGCATTACGACCCGGTTCATCGCCCGAGAGGCGATGGAGCAGACCCAGCGGTATCTCGTCCTCTATCAGTTCTCCGACAAGAAGACGATCCCGCACGGTCGCGGCGTCCAGTGGGAGGCGTTCCGCTGGAACTACATGAACCTGCCGCGGTTCCCGACCGCGGAAGGTGTGCCGCCCAATCCGAACAGCCTCGATTTCACCCAAGTCACCGGCACCGCCGTTCAGTGGGCGGGGCGCTGGGTTGGTACCGATGTCGCGACGATCACGACCCAACAGGATCTGATGCGCGCGGCCGGGAAGCAGCTCGGGATGCAGCTCGCGCAGCTGAAGGAGCGCAACGGCTTCGTCAACATGAATGCCGGAACGCAGATCAACTACGCAAACGCGGTGGGATCGCGCGCCAGCCTCGCGGCAACCGACATCCTCAACCCGACCGATGTCAACCGGACCTACGCCAATCTCTCGAACCTCGGCGCGCAGAAATGGAACGGGCAGACCGGCGAGACCGTCGAGCGCTCGATCGACTACACTGCGCGTAATTCCGAGAAGACGATCAAGGGCGTCGAGCACTATGTCGCCGTCGCTTCGATCTTCCCGCTGGAGGATCTGCGCAACAATCCGACCGTCGTCAACGCCTGGAGCCGGTCGGACATCGACCGCCTCTACATCAACCAGATGGGCTATTGGGGCGGGATCACGTTCTGCGAAACCAACATGGCCCCGAATTGGCTCGGCACCGATGCTCCGACCGGAGTGAACGCCATCGGGAACCTGACCACCGGCACCTATACCATCGTCGTCACCGGCTGGGACGATGCGAAATTCTACGAGAGCCGGATTTCGCAACTCTCCGCCGACATCTCGGTCACGACCGGCGGCATCCAGGTCACGGTGCCCTCGACCACAGGCTTCACCTACGCGGTCTATGTCGGCGTCGGCTCGGCAGCCCTGCCCACGCAATTGGGCCTCACCACCTCTGGCCCAACCACGGGTTCATTCGCGGGCCAGGCGATCGAGATCCCGCCCGGGACCGTCGTGACGATCACCGGCCTTGGCGCCCAGATGATCCCGCCGGCCGCGCCGACCAGTGGCGTCACCGTCTACCCCGTCTACATCTTCGGGCGCGAGGCCTTCGCCTGTCTCAAGCTGGAAGGCGTCCAGTGGCTGCGCCCGAGCGGGGCCGATAAGGCGGACCAGCTCGATCAGCTCCGCGTGATCGGGTACAAATTCATGGAGGGGTGGACGATCCTCGACCAGCGCAAGATGGCCCGCATCGAGTGCTCGGCCAGCAACTCCGGCACGTTCAATTAGGAGGCCGTCACATGAGCCAAGTCAGAATCGAAGTTGAGGTTCGCATCATGCAGGTCGGGGCCGGCACCGGCACCGTCCTCATGGGGCAGCCGCAGGCCAACAATCCCGGCGTCGGCCCGCTGCCGCAGGGCAACGGCTCGCTCGGCAACGGGCAGATGCTGTTCATGAACGATGCGACGATGGTACCGGGCACGGCGGGCGCGATCACCGAAGCGAACCTTTTGACGGCGTTGCAGACCATCGCCAGCGATTTCGCGGCGGCGACCGGCACGCCGCTCATCACGGCGGACATCCTCGCCCAGATCAACGCCTGGCAGACCGGGAGCCCGTAAATGGCCCTGCAAACACTCGGCACCAACGCCAACACCAGCCTTTCCGCGCTGGTGTGGAACGGTATGGCGACGCCTACGGCTGATGTTGCGGCGATCAACGCGCTCATCAAAAATGATGTGAATCCCCGGCACCCGGTCGCGCAGATCGGCGGCAGTGGCGCCTTCGTCAAGGAAGGGCTTCTCTATGTGCCGAACCGGGGGAGTGACCCGCTTGTGCTCCGGCCGGGCGATGCGGTTGCGGTGGATTCGGTCTCCGGGCAGGTCATTCTCGTGACTGCTTATGGTCTTTCGGCCGGACCCTGGCATTTGGTGTAAGGAGTTTTCATGCCGAGAGAATGGACCGAGGAGGAGCGCCGAGCTTCTTCGCTTGCGGCCACGGAGCGTCATCGTCTGAAGCGGCTCGAGGCCGCCGAGGCGAGAGCTGTGGCCGCTGCCGCGCCTGAACCGGAGCCGACCCTTATGCCGGCCGTGCCGCGTGAGGGCGAGGCACCGGAGCCGATCGTTGAAGCCGACGACGGAATTGGAATTTCCGAGCCGCCGGCTGCTGGTCTCCCCGATCCGTTCGAGGCGTTCCTCGCGGCGCAGGATGCCGAGACGCGGGCGGTGCTGACCGACGCCGAGTTGCGCATCATCTACGAGGTCGAGACCAAGCGCGCCGCGGAAGCGAAGCACGCCGCGGCGAAGAAGGCCGCCGCGCAGCGGGCGCAGCGCCATGCCCAGGCCGTGGCCGGGCTCATCCCTGCCGAGCAACTTGCCGCAGCCGCCCAGCGAGAGCGGCTTAACCGCAAGGTCTCGTGGGTCGTCAACATGCCCGAGGCCGGCAACTCGGGCAGGCTGATCGACGAAGGCGTGCGCATTGATGGGCGCCTCCTCTATCACGGCCAGAAAGTCACCGGCACCCTGGCCGAGTACGAGAGTTACCGCTCGATCGAGTGGCTGGCCCATCAGAACGAGCTCGACTTCCAGGGGCGCGGGCGGCTGTCGCGGTTGCGCCAGACGGCGACCGGCTTTATCAACAACAGGATATCGGCATGAGCGGCGAGGACAAGACGGTGGTGCGGCCGGTCGAGATACCGGGGATGCAGATCAAGTTCGAGAGCCCAGTAGGTGCGCTGGGCAAGACTTTGAGTGTCATCACCGTCGCCGACGCCGATGAGGATCTGGAGGCGCTCAACAAGCGTCTCGATGTCATCGCGTCTGCTGTGCGACGGCAGGAAGCCTTCGAGATGTTGCGATACGACCAACAGGCCGTGCTTTCCAAACGAAAGGAAATAGCCAAAAACAAGGCCAAAATCGTCGCGACGAATAACACCATCCAGAGCAAGATTGCGAATTTTCCTGGCTCGGGCAGGCGAGGAGTGGATGCCACGAAGGCTGCGCCGCAGGAAATTTCCACCATCGCCCAGACTGAAGGGCTCATTGCCGAAGCCGAGGCGATAATGCTTCTTTGCGAGGAGCGTATCCCGTTCTGGAAGGCAGTCCTGCGCGGCGAGGAGCCGCTCGACCTCGATGACGATGAGCCATCGAAGATGGCGGCGGAATGATCCGTGCTCACCGCGGCGGCCATCATCGATCGGGCCAACCAGATTGCCAAGGGCCGCGGCATGGCCCCGCAGGGTCTCGACGGGCTCAACGCGATTCTGTCCGACCTCTGCGAGGTGCATGACCTCGCGCTTGCGCGCGGCCAGTTCAATTTCAACTTCAACCCGCAACTGACCTCGCTGTTCGGCAGCGGTCCCTACTCTCTGCCGCTCGACTACCTCAGAACCTCGGGTTCGTCCGGGGCACGCGGCGTTACCCGCTCGGCCTGGTATCTCTACCCGGCCCCGACTCTGCCGGCGGCGCAGCCGATCTTTATGACACCGATCGACCTCGCCGAATTTGACCTCTATGCCAAGCTGCCGAGCCAATCGACGCCGAATCTCTGGTGTACCGATATGGCGGTCCAGAAGATCGTCATCTCGACATCGGCAAACCTGACGGCGGGAAGCGCGGCGGGAACGGTTGTCTTGGCGACGGGCATCCTCAACGGCATGTCGATCGCGGGCGAGGGCATCGTGCCGGGGACGACGATTACGATCGCAGGACTCAACATCACGCTCTCCCAGGCGGCGACGATCACCAACCCGGATTCCAGCGTTTTCTTCGGATATCCACCGCTCGCCTACGTCTATCCGGCGCCGCTTGGCCCCTACCCGGTGACGGTGCGCTATCAGCGCAAGATGCCGCCGATCATCGACGACGGGGTGATCCCGTGGTTTCCCAACGAGGGGTTCCTGATCGAGAAGCTGGCCTCGTTTCAGATGCCGATCACCGGCGACAGCCGCAAAGACACGATGGAGGCGAGCGCCGACAAGAAGCTCGGCAAGTACCTCGGGCTTTCGGACGACAAGACCAACCGCAGCCAAGCGGTGCAACTCGATGGCCGGAATTACGGCCGCGGCGGCGGCGGCGGGCGCGGGCTCAGGGACACGAAGACGATGGTGTGGGGGTGCTGATCTGTGCCCTCCTCGATCCCGAATAGCGCACCGATCAAGTGGGTCTTCAAGGGGCTGACTGACGCAGCGGACGGGACCAACTCGTTCCCGGGCGCGATGTCGGATCTGATAAACCTGATCCCCGATCCCTCGACCGCCGGGGTCTACGTGCCGCGGCCGGCCGCCAAGATCAAGACCGATTTCACCGGATCGAACGCGCCGACCGGCGCGGGCGTCCTCTCGGCGATGCTGACGGTCGGCGATCTCGAATACGGCATGGTCGCCTCGACCCTCAACCCCGGCAAAGATGAACCGTTCTGCTACGACCTGGCGAACGACGTGTTTCTGCCGGTCTCGGGCATCACTAACGCCAACACGCCGACATCGCCTGCGGCCTCGGGCGATTGGGTGCCGCCGATCATGGCGCAGGTCGCGAGCCGCATCATCGTCTGCCATCCGGGCTTCCCCGGCGGGGCGATCAAGTTCGGCTGGTTCGATGTCTCCGGTTTCACCGAGACGACGTTCGGCAACACGCACAGCAACACGCTGATTGACGGCAATCCCTCGATCCTCGGCGTGCAGTCGGGGATGGCGATTACCGGCAGCGGCATCCCGGCCAACACCAGCGTCATCGCGACCGCCGCCGTCGTTGTTGTCCTGCATGGCACCCTTAGCGGCAACAGCTTTGTGCCTCTGGCCTCGGCTGCCGGCATCTCTGTCGGACAGGAGGTAGCGGGATTCGGGGTTCCGACTGGGACGACCGTGACCAGCGTTGTCGAGACGCCGTTCACGACGACCGGAGACACGCACTCGAACAACGTGCTTGACGATCTCGATCCGGCAAACGGTGTCCCGCACATCGGCGACCTGATTACGGGTGCGGGCATCCCGGCCAACACAACGATCCTGAGCATCGTCGACATCAATTTCGGGGCGGTTG